AACTTTCCGTTCCATGTGGAGGCGTGGTGACCGGATGAACCAGTCCGTGGGCGAGGGCATCCCGTCCAAGCTGGCAGGCGTCCCCTCCGGGCACTTGGCTCCATCGTCTTGGGTGCTACCGTACAAGCCGGGGGCGATGTCGTCGTTCACGCAGTGCGTGGTGACGGTCACGCCGGGGCTGCTAAATCTTGCGGCTGGCGTCAACATCAGCGGCGACTCGACGGTCACGATTACAGTCAACCCGGCAGACGGGCAACTGATCGTCTCGGCGGTCGGCTCCACGTCCATCACGTTCAATCTAGCGGGCGATCTGGCTGGTGCCCTGTCCGCATCTGGCAGCACGTCCTTCTCGTTCACGGTCAACAACGCCACGCTTGGGGCTATTGTTGATGCCATCGGCGCTGCGCTGGTGCAGTTCTCAAACAGTGCCACGGTCAGGGCGACTGGAAATTTGAGCGGCGACATCACACCGTTCACCGAACTCAGCCCGCAAAATTTAGCGGCGGCAGTCTGGCAAGCCCTGGCCAGCGCCTACAACACGCCCGGCTCCATGGGCGAGCTGCTGAACAGCGCAGGCGCCGCGGCTGACCCGCTGCTGGGCGTGGTCGAGGGCGGCCTCACGCTGCGCGATGTGCTGCGCATCCTGCTGGCCGTCAACGCGGGCGACGCCACCGGCCTCGAGGGTTCAACCATGGTTTTCAAGTCCCAAGACGGCACCGTGGACCGGGTGGAGGCCACCTACACTTCAGGCTCTCGCAACGTCACCTCGGTAGATCCAACGTGAGGACTGAATGGGCTATCAAGGCCAGTACCCTGGCAACTTCTTCGGCCAGTACTTTGGCAAGCCTCTTGCGCCCCCGCCGCCCCCTGCGCCGCAGCCTCCCCCGCCTGGCGGCTTCATTGTCAACATGGGTCGCCTGATGGGCCGGTGAGCCCCCTTGCGCCCGGGCAATCACAATGCTATATTCCGCCCCGGGTCAGTGTCTTCGCGATTGCTGCCCATGTCAGATGCCATCTTCATACGGCGCCCCGCAACGGGCGCCGTTTTTTCTTTGGAGCCCCGATTGTTGAAGGCAGAGGACTTCCGGTCACAGACATGGAAGCGGCTGACGCAGACCCTTGAGGAGCGCCTCGAGGAGCTTCGTGAGCTGAACGACTCACCGTCCTTCGGCCCGGAAAAGACAGCGCTGATCCGCGGTGGGATCAGCGAAGTCAAGCGCATTCTCAGCCTGGCCGAAAGAGCCAGCCTGAGTCCAGCAGTCGACCCCGACGAATTAGCCGGCGTCGACGAACAAGGTCCACAGTGACCTTCACCGAAGTGAGACGACATCAAAATGCAAGTACAAGGAACGACCAGTCAGGAAGACGCAAAGAAGATCTGGGAACAGCTCGACGCAGAAGAGTTCGGCCGCGCGCCGGGTGCTGATGCTGAGCCTCCTGCAGACGACGCACTCGCTCCCGCATCCACCTCCCGCGCGCCCGCCGGAAATCACACTGCTGATACGGCCGACGCAACCAAGGGTGGTGACGCCGCGCCAACGGGTGACCAGGCTCTGCTGGACAAGATCTCCGGCCTTGAGACGATGCTGTCTCAGGTCACTCAGCGTCTGAGGAATGCCGAAGGCCACATCGGTGGACTCGGTAGTCAACTGAAGCAGCAGCTTCAGACGGCACAGCAGGTCTCCTCAAAGGGAGGCGACGCGCCCACCGCGACGGAAATTCGCGATGCGCAGCGCAACCCCGAGGCGATGGCCAGGCTGAAGTCGGACTACCCTGAGTTCGCGGAGGCGATGGAGTCCGCTCTGAACGAGCGGCTGAGTTCGCTGGAGCAGCGCCTGGCGCAGCAACAGCAACCAGTTCAAGCGGGGGTGACCCCGCAAGAGATCTCCCGCCTGCGATCAGAGATGGCAGTCGAGGTTCGACATCCTGGTTGGCAAGACCGAGTACGGACGACTGAGTTCATGGGTTGGCTGCAGCGTCAGCCGCGGGAAGTTCAGATGCTTGCGGCGAGCGAAAGCCCGCAAGACGCTGTGCGCCTGCTGGACCTGCACACCGACGCAACGAGCTCAGCCTCGAACCAAAGAACGCAGCGCCTGAACTCTGCTGCGGCGATCCCTTCGGGGCGGTCTGGTGCCAACGTGCGCCAGAAGGCCGTGGAGGACATGACGCCCGAGGAGTACTGGCGCTACCTGGATGAACTTGATCGACAGAAAAGGTAACCCATCATGCAGACCTATTCCCTTGTTCCTTCCCGGAACCTCATCATGGCGGAGCGCGAGATGCTCAAGCACGCCATGCCCATCAAAGTGCTGAGCACCTTCGGCTCGCAAAAGCAGATCCCTCAGAACAAGACCGACACGGTCGTGTTCCGTCGCGCCCTGCCGATCGACGCCGGCTCCAATGGTGCTCCGAGCATCACCGCCAGCAACTACCTGCTGCAAGAAGGCGTGACCCCTGGTGCTCGCACCATCGCCTACCAGGACGTGCAGGTGACCGTGCAGCAGTACGGCGTGCTGATGAAGCTCAGCTCCAAGGCTGAGTCCATGTACGAGGATGACATCCCCGGCGACATGGTCAAGCTGGTGGGCGAGCACATGGCCAGCATCGAGGAGCTGATTTCCTACGGTGTGGTCCGCGGTGGCACGAACGTCGTGTACGCCAACGGCTCGGCCCGCACGTCGGTGAACACCGGCATCACGCTGAACAAGCTGCGTCAGGCTGCCCGTCAGCTCGAGGCTGCGCACGCTCAGCTCGTGACCGAGAAGCTGGCCTCTTCGGTCAACTTCGGCACGACCGCCGTCGAGCCTGGCTACCTGGTGTTTATCCACACCGACATGGAAGCCGACTTCCGTAACCTGACCAACTTCGTGCCGGTGGCTCGTTACGGTCAGCAGAAGCCGGTCCATGAGCGTGAGGTTGGCACGGTCGAGCGCTTCCGCATCATCACCTCGCCGTACTTCAAGCCGTTCCTGGCTGGCGGCGGCACGATCACTGCGGGCACCTTCCTGTCCAACGGTGGCACCTCCGGCACCACGGCTGACGTCTACCCCATCATGGTGGTGGCTCAGGAAGCCTGGGGCCAGGTCGCTCTGAAGGGCATGGGCGCGATCCAGCCGATCTACTTGCCTGCAAAGCAGATCACGCACGCCAACCCGATGGGCCAGTTCGGTTACGTCGGCGCCAACTTCTACAAGAACGCGGTGCGGCTGAACGAAAATTGGATGGTCAGGTGTGAAGCGGCTTGCTCTGCACTGTGATCTGATTTGACGGTGTGACCATGAAGACTTGCAGTGCCTGCAGACAGACTTTGTCTTTCGATGTGTTCTCAAAGAACCGCAATCACAAAGACGGTTTGCAGTGTCTCTGCAAGGAGTGCCACAAGGCCTATGCGCGTGACTACTACCAGAGGAACAAGGAACGACACCGCGCTTTACAGCGTGCGTGGAAGGCCGAGCACCCCGGGTACGACGCGGAAGGTCAACGTATCCGTGCGGCCAAGCGTCGCAAGGAACAGGCGGACAAAGTGAACGCGCAGACCGCAGCTCGCAAGAGCTATGTGAAGCGCGCCACCCCCTCCTGGGCCAACAAGTTCTTCATTGCCGAGGCATATCACATTGCCAAAGTACGGGAGAGCATGTTGGGCGGCAAGTGGCATGTCGACCACATCATCCCTCTACGCGGCAAGAACGTGTGTGGGCTGCATGTGGAGAACAACCTTCAGGTGATACCGGCTCAAGCCAATATCAGAAAACACGCAACCTTCTCTGCTTGAAAGGAAGAAGATGCCCATTGAATCTGTAAAGCAACGTGTCAACGCCCTCGCTGGCCCCGGCGATCGTCAAGAACTGGCGATCCTGCTGGCGGCCGTGGTCGACGCCCTGCAGGCCGTAGCGGCCAAGCTGGACGCCGACGGCGGCGTCACCGACACGAACTACGCGGCCACCGTGGCCACGTTCGTCACCGACTGAAAGGAACTTCACCATGTCTGACAATCTCTCCCTCTCTTCCGGCTTTACCGCCGGCCTGTCGAGCGGCGCGTGGGCCGAAGGCACCAACGCCAACACGATCCAGAACGCTGCTGCGGTCACCTATGTGATCGACGGTCGCTTCTACAGCAAGGCGATCACTGACAACATCGCGATCAGCTACAGCGGCCCGTCGGTTTACCAGGCGGCTGCCGGCGGTATCCAGAACGTCAACGGCGGCTTCACGGGTGGCGTCAACGGCTCCACCCGGCTGTACCTGATCTGCCTGGACACGAGCGGCGCTGTGTCGATCGTGCCGGGCCAGATCGTGGACTCTGCCGAGCTGGCTGCTGGCCGCGTGGCGCTGATGTTCCCCGACGCGCCCATCGGCGTGTGCCCGGTCGCCGCTCTGCGCATCGCGCTGACGGCTGGCGTGACGTTCACTCCTGGCTCAACCGATCTGGGTGCCGCCAACGTGACGGACACGTTCTACAACCTGGCCACCGTGCCGGCCAACCCGCTGACTGCCTAAGTCGGCAGGGGGTCACCTTCGGGTGGCCCCCACCCTTGAACACCAGGAGACTTCACCATGACCAGTCGCACCGTCAACAGCTACGAGCGCAATCGATCAGTCGCGTCCGAGGACGTGGACATCGTCAACCGGGTCACGCCCGCGGCCGAGGCTTCATCGCCAGGCGGGGTCGAGATCGACACCGATCGTGTCATCCGCACCGACCAGATCGACGAAGAGTCGTTCATGCGCGACGAGCTCGAGGTTCACTTCAACGAGCCGGGCAACGAGAACGAGCCCAGCTTCGTCGAGGTCAACGTCAACGGCGACTACCGCATGGTGGTCCGAGGCGATACCGCCAAGCTGCGCAGGTATCACATTGCTGTGCTGGCCAATGCCAAGCAGTCGCGTGTGCGCCAGCGCAAGATCGTTGCGCCAGACGGCAGCATGGGCTTCCAAGAGGAGAACGTGCTGTCTTTGACTTACCCCTTCCAGGTCATGCACGACCCGAACCCTCGGATGGGCGTGCCTTGGCTCAAGAAGATTTTGTCGCAGCCGGTCTGATAGATGAACTACCTGCAGCTCGCGCAACGTCTGGCCGTCGAGTGCGGCGTGACTGGTGGCGGCCCGGCGTCGGTCACCGGCCAGACTGGCATGTACGCCAAGCTGGTGAACTGGACCAACGACGCTTGGGTCGAGATCCAGGGCATGCACGACAACTGGAACTGGATGCGCGAGCCGTTCACCTTCGAGACCGTAGCCAGCACTGGCAACTACGATCCGAACAGCGTGACCAACACGGTTACGGGCAACCCGATGACCGACCTTCGGTACTGGTGGAAGGACACCTTCCGTTGCCAGAAGAAGAGCATTGGGGTGCAGGACGAGCAGTGGCTGGTGGAGTGGGAGTACCAGGTCTTCCGCAACACCTACCGCTTCAACGTGCAGGTCAACGGCCGGCCGGTGGTCTTCGCGATCATGCCCAACGACAAGAAGGTCATGCTGGGCCAGATACCT